TCTTCGTATAAATCTAATAATGCTTGACCGTTAGCTATTTCAACTGAAGGTGTTGAGCCTTGTGGTAAAACAGAAATACTACTTATTGATAATGTAGTGTTTGAAGTGTTTACATAAGAAATTAATATGGTAAGTTCTGAACCATCTGCCGTAAAGTTATGGTTTATTGATGTGCTACTAGACGGAAAAGTTGTAAGTGTAGTTATATTTGAAGGGTAATTATTTCCGTTAAATGCTGCGACATAAATAAAGCCGCCAGCGACCGCAACCGATACATCTATTTTTATATTATACTGAGCACCTACATTTAAGTTACTAACCTTTTGGTAAACGCCTGACATGGATAATGTACTAGCAGAAGCCAAACGCAAAGCACCTGAAGATACCGTTGGTAGTGCTGGCGTTCCTGAATTTGTAGTACGGAACCTGTACCACGTATTTACTATTGATGGCGGTGCATTGTTAAATATATCAGCAAACGTAATTGTAGTTGATGTGTCATAAGAACTTGAGGTATCTATTGTGTTAAAGCTAGTGCCGTCAACTATAAATTCATCTGTGTTGGTTGATATTGTACTATACTGACCATCATAATACTGCGGAAAAACTATTAGTTGTATACTCATTTTATACTGATTGTGTTCTTAATGTTCTACTGTTTTCTATTTCAAATGTATATTGTATTAGCTTGTCATTTGCTACGGTCTTTTTAGTAAATGATTTTGATGTTACTAATACTGGTGTAACATAGTTTGAAAGCATTGCAAATGTACTGTCATCTTGATAGCCTTTTAACATATAAACTTCAGGGCTATTTATCATTTCTTCAAACATCACGTTTTCGTTCTCAGTTACAAAGTCTGTATTTATTTTAATCTTTTCAGTTGCGTTAACCCTAAAGTTCCTTTTACCACCTTTATAACCATCTGGTCTATAAGTTAAATTGTTCCATGTTCCTCCAAGCTGCCTGTATGTAGTTGGCTTTGCACTTATTGTTCTGGTAGATTTTTTAGTAAATGTGTAGTAGTCCCATACGCCCCATTGGTTTAACCAACATAGTCGTATGCTTTCATATTGTCTTTCATCTGGGCAATTTAGGTATATATAGTATGGTGCTGTTGATGAATGGTTAGAAGCGTTTTGACCTTGTATCATATAATAGCCGCCTTGTATTGTACCCGCCGTATGTAGTGTTTTAAATGTGCTTGACCAGTTTCTTAAGTTAGCTGGAAACACACCAAAATGTACTAATTGTTTTTTTACTTGTGCTGACCAACTTGTATAAGCACCGTTTGCTGTTGTCTTGTCGATTGTTTCGTTGCCTATGGTAGAACCACTACTATTATAATAAGTTAGTTTTATTTGGTTCATAGCTGTTGCCATAGAATTATCAGTAGCTAAAAAAGAAAACGTACCGTAGTCATCATCATTTGCATACTGTATTGTAGGTGCGTTTGTCAAAAACTTCTTAGTGCTAGCCGCTGGGAAACTTGCCTCAGGCTCAAAGCTGTCTAGGCTTAAACCAAAGTCAGCACCGTTTACGCCACCGCCTGTTAGTAGTTCATCAGTGTGTTTTACATAACCATTAAATATTTCATACAATGCTGAGTTTGCAGCCGAACCGCTTAACGTACCTACTGTTGTTGCTGAAGAACCACCACCTAAATATTCTACTTTAAATTGCAATACCATGTACCTAACAATATTTTTAGCGTTTGAGTATTTGTCTATTAAATGTAAAGGGTGTTGTGTTGTTGATGTTGTTGTTGCCCCTTTATATGTACTACCATCAGCCGCCATATTTTCTGCCGATACATAGTTTTCAATTACATTTCTTAAATCAAATATACCAGAACCCGCATTGTTAGGCGTTGTTTTAAAAGTACCTATCAAGTCATTTGCCGAGGCTGTATTTGGTGGTACGTTATCACTGATATGCACCTCCATTATATATTTAACTTGTGATTCGTTTGCAACCGCTGTTAAATTAGATGTTACAAAAATTATCTCTTGCCCTACTGGTAGGGTTGTTAATAGTGGTTGTTGTTCTATTACGTTTACTGCCATTTTATTTTTTTTATAATTTTCTAAATATTCTAGGGTGTAGTGTTAATGTGTCAATTATATCTTCTGCCATGTTTTCAATAAACTCATCTGGTAGTGTTTTAAGGCTTTGGTATAAAGACTTCTGAAAAAACGAAATGCCATGTATACCCCTTATCCACAAAACCCGCATGATTGCTATTTTAAGCCCTGTTGCTGAAATAAACTTACCAGTAACTGAACTTCTATTTATTTGTTTTTTTCTTACCCATGAAGAAATTCCATCTCGCATACCGCCTATTGGTCCCGTCTTGTTCCCAAACTTATAAGGGCTGTCTTTTCTTTTTCCGTTTAAATCTACAAACCACCTACGACCACCATGAACACCCATATACCTACCAGACTTAATTGTACCGCCCGCACCCTTAACACCTTTGTCAACAAAAGTACCATAACTAGCCATTGAAAAAGCTAAAGCAAAACCATCTTCAAAAGGCACTATTTCATACTCGATTGAGTCTTCTAAATAGCCACCGCCCTTGCCCCCTCTTTTTAAATTCTGCTTAGAGGTTTTGACAATTTCTTTGCCTAAGCTATGCAAGTACCTTTGTGTATGGTCTAGTTTCATTATGTAAGTCCAATGAAAACCTCTACTTGACAATCGGTTGAGCCTGAAGGTTGTACTTGAAAAGAAGCAATATCTTCTAGTGCTGTAAATTCAGGTGATGTGTCTGTTTCTCCTCGCATTACATCTTCGCCATTAAAAAGCATGTGCGAGCCTCCAGGTCTTACTTTTACTGTATAAGAATCTGATACACCTACTATTGCTAGCATAATTGAATCTGTTGTGCTAAGGTTTGTCACTCTAGCGTAAGCCACATTTTCAACATCTAACGCTCCTGCTGACGCATGTGGTGTTGCAGCAAAAGTACATAGTGTTGTTGTGTTACTGTGAGCACAAGTCAATATCCTTTCGTATACATCTACAATACCTGATGTTGTTAATGAATTTGAAGAACCCCTAACCGCACCATTTAAGGTTACTGATTCTGAAATTGTTGTTATTAAATCTGCCATAATTTTTATTTTTTATCTATTTGTTTTAATTTATTAATTGCCCAGTTAACACCTGAAGTACCACCCCACGCGTCCCACATAAGACCGCCACAACCTTCTGAGTAAGGCACGTCTTTATGTTGTTGGTGCCTTTTAAAAGATGCCATCCTTGCTATTGTATCTCTACTTATGTTTTCTCTATTTGCTAATTGTCTAGCCCTGCGTTTTCCTACGTCAGTTCCGCAAGAACCCCAGCCATTTTCATCAGCCCATTTTAAAGCCCTTTTTGCATTATTTGTAGCTGATTCTGGATAATCGCTATATGTCTCTAGTTTGATGCTTATTTCTTCAAGTCTTTCTATTATGTCTTCGTATTTCATATTTTATATCTTATTGTTGGGGGTATTAATTGTATTTCTAGTTTACCGCATTTTATCACATTTAATCGTTTTAATAGTTTCCACATTAGTATCCCGCTCCGTTGGTTGAACTTAATGGCACTGCACAAGCATCAAAATTATTTTTCACCTTAATGCCTATATTAAATACCCAGCCACAACATAAGTTGTCAAACCGTTCTTGAAATGGGTCTAATGTAAATTGGTCTTCTGTAAAATACAAAGGTTCATTAATATCATTTGTACCACCTAATGACTGTTGAGTAGAATGCCGCATCATTGATATTATATCTGTTGATATTTCTAAACACTGATTGAAAACTTCTTGGTCGTTACTTTTTGTATTTATTAATTTACTAAGGGCTGCTTGTTGCCTTGTTTGCCAGTCGCTTTTTTCAGTTGTCATATCCATAATGAATATCTGAAAATTATAAACAAGCTCAGCATCACCCGTGCTAACCCCTGTTGGGTTTATGTGCATCAACGGGAACTTTTCTAGCTTTTCTAAATTTACATCAAATATGTCACCAACAGAAACTGTTGAAATTTGCTCGTGATACTCACCTAAACGACATAGTGTATTTACTACATTGTTATATGTTTTATTGCTTACTGCCATAATTTACTTTATTTTGTGCATTTAAATCCGTTTCATAACTTAACCAAGTTAAACACTCTAACAACTCTAGCCTAGTTATTTTTTCTAAATTAATTATTTTACCTTCTGTCAATCTATACATCACACCAAACCAACCCCACTTTTCTGCGAACCCATCTGTTAATTTTGTGTCGTCATTCCCTTCAGCTGTTGCATCAAAGAGGACGGCAAAATCATTAACAATTCGTGTACGAAAATCCAAAAAAAAACCATCGCACTTTGTACTTGTTCCGCTGACATCTTCTTCATTTCTTCAGCCCGCATTTTTAAATTACCATCGTAAGGTTCTATTCTATATAAGTCACCTTTCTTATCTACTATCGGGCGGTACAATATTGCCATCACTTCTGGCAAGTTACCTTCAATACCTTGTTTTATAAATGTTTCTAAATCGGCATACTCACCCAGCGTTATGCTATCTAAATCAGGGTGGAAGCCATATTCCTTACCCTCTATTTCAATTATCCTTTTTAATATTTTGTTTTGGTCTTTCTGTAACCTACCTATTGCACTCATTATAGCACCCACATCACTTAATTCTAATTTATTAATTACCGTGTGTGGTATGTTAGACAGCGTTTCAATTGTTACTTGTGCTTGTTCACTTTTTGTTTTGCTTTCAAAGTCAACTAATTTAAGCCAAGTTTCTAGCGTTACATCTGACCAGCTTTTTATTAAATCGAACTCTTTTACTTCTTTTCCTTCTTTAACTTGTACCTTCATATAATATATAATAGAAAATTTGTGATTTTAGTTTAAAAGTGTATATTTGCATTCCATTTATTTATATTTTAGTTATAAATATGTTTTTTATAAAATTAAAAAGGGGGTAGCTTGTTATTGGGTTATCCTCTTTTTTATTGTACATAATACTTACCAGCATTAGGATTGTCTAAGTGATACATAACATTATAACGCACCCCATCAATTGAATGATTGTAGCTATCTACATATAATTTACTACCCTTATCTGCATATACATAGTTGTTTAATTCTTTAGCTATATTAGTTGATTCAGGTGTTATAATAATTTGATAGTCTTGCATACGAGTAACACCACTTTCAATAGTTCCTTTTTTAACTGGCTTTATGTTTACACCTAAATGCCTTAAATCTTCTATTAGTCTTGGCTCTGCTGAATCGGCTATTATTAGTTTTTTACCTACCTTATCTAATACTATCTTTGCCAAGTCATGTGATTTTAATCCATTTTGGTAGATGTGTTCTTTTAAATATATTATTTTCCTTGACTTGTCAATAGCTACCTCTGTTAATGAATCAGGGTCAACACTAAAACCAAAGTCCATACCACAAGATGTTTGTAATCCATGTGGGTTAAATTCACCAAATGACCAGTTATCAAATACAACCCCTTCTGCCTTGTCAAGCCACCCTCCTAGTATTTTATGTTGGTATTTTTTAAAGTTATTATGTTTTATGCTCTTAATACGGTCTAGGAAGCTCTCTGAGAGGTTTTTAATGTTATCTAGATATGTACTATGGATATAGCATACATTGTCTTTAACGCCATTAAAACCACCTTCAACGCCTTTCTCTTCAAAAAACCTTCTATATATCCAATGTTCTTTTGTTACAGGGTTTAAAATTAGTATCACTCTATTTTGCACACCCTTTTCCCTAATACTTAAATCAATAGTATCAAATATGTTTTCGTCAATTAACTCTTCTGCCTCATCAAGCACCCAACAACTTATGCCTTGTAATGATTTTAGACTTGCTGTTTGATTCCCTGCTGATGTTTTTATACCTCTAAATAATATATCGCTATTATTACTTGAATTTGTAACCTCAGCTTTGTTAATATGGAAAGCATTTTCAAATCCTAATAAGCCTATTTTTTCTAAAAACTCTGGAATAATAGATAAGTGAGCGGACACCATTGTAAATCTGGTAAATAGTATCCTTATACCTTTTGTCATTGTAAGTAACGTCAAGAAGACTGTAACGGCAAAAGATTTTCCTGAACCCCTACCCCCTGTAATTATAAAATATCGGCAGTCAGATTCAAATAGTGGGCTATATTTACTATTCAGTTTCAGTGTCTACAAATGTTATAACAGGCATATTAATAGCTTTGCCATCTGATGTTACATCCAGTTTGTTTGTTTCGTTCCATCCTAATCTTGTTTTGGCTGCATGTATTACAACTGAAGGTACTTTGTCTTTTACACATTCATAGTACTTTGACTTAATAAAGTCATTTTCAATGTTTTTTATTTCATGCACCTTTGCTGCAAACTCCTCGTCCTCTTTCATCCACTTATAAAAATTAGTCCTTGACAAATCTGTTGCTTTTAATGCAGTTGTTACCACACCCAAGCTACTCTCTAATGCTTTCAGTAATCTCTCTTTGTTAATCTTTGTTCTATTTTGTTCCATTATTTCTTATATTTTTCCTCCAAAATAACTGGAGTTGCATTGTTCCACCTGATAACATGGTGCAATCTTTTGTATTTATTGCCCATTAAATTAATTCTTGTACAAGATGGTGAAAATAGAACAGTATAAAATGACTTTACGTATGTACCACCATCCAAATAAAACTCAGTTAATCCACCTGTATTGCTTTGTGTGTCAAGTTGCTGTAATCTATAATCGCATATAGTTAAAAATAAATCACCAGTTGTACCAAATCTTACATAGGTATTTACATCTTCATTTATTCTGCCTACAAATTGGAATGGCCTATTTACAGAGCATATAAAGAAGTTCATTGCCTTTCTTGATAGTTTCTTTTTAAATACAGAACTGCCTTCGCCACCTATAAAATCACCACCCTGTGCAATACATAAAGTCTTTGCATTTGTTTTTTTATAGTATTCCAATAACTCTTTAAACATTCTGTCCAAATTTAATACCCTTCGTAGCTTTGTTACATACTGTTGTTTGTCATCTCTTGTATACCTAAATTCTGTATAGTCATCATCCAGCACTAAAAAATATTCATACCCTAATTCTCTTGCAATATCAAATACTGCATTTCTTGCAAAGACAACTACCCTATCATCATCAAAATTATCACCTATGTCAAACTTGTCTTTATAATCTTCCTTATTAAATACAATTACCTTTTCACCATATAGCTCTTTATATCTGTCTACCTGACTATCATCTTCAGAGCAAACAAAAAATAAATCACCAGTATAATTATATTTTTTTAATGTCTCGTATGTATGAACCTTTTCAGCTCTACCGTATGTTAATATAAATGTTGCAAACTCTTTATTCGCCATGTTCTTCAAGATAGTTATTTGTTATTTGTTCGTTTAAAGAAATGTATCCGCCTTCTATTGCCTTTTTAAAATCTATTATAACTAAGGCACTGTCTTCCATTAGTTCTTGAACCTCTTTACTTGAATGTATATAATACTCAGCAATATTTTTATAATTAAATACAGTATGCCTATATGCCGCATGTATTAAAAATGCCTCCTCTGTCTTGTCCAGATTAGCTGCTTTTATTTTTTCTATTAACTTATCTGTCTTTTCAGTATTATATAAGTCTTGTACACTTGGCTTAACGCCAGTTGATTCGTATTTAGGTGTTTCGATTTTACCTGTATATTTTTCTTGTTCTTTTACATCATCTTCATTTTGCCACACATCCAGTCCCCAGTCGGTAATCTCTACACTATCCCATTGATTAGCTAGTACATCCCATTCCCATTCACCAAAGCTAACATTGTCCTTAACTATAAATTCCTTTTTTTGTTCTTCACTTAATCCTGTTGCTGTATCTATCCAAACCTCTTTTAATCCTAATTCCTTGCTTGCTTTCCATCTCATATTACCACCTAGTATCATCATATTTTCGTCAACAACTATTGGTCTTAGCTCCAACATTTCTGGAAATTCTTCTATGCTTTTTACTAGCTTTTTAAATTTATCATTTTTAATAATTCTAGGATTGCCAGGATTCCCTTTTATTTTGTTTATATTGATTTTTTGTTTCATAATTAATTAAAGTCTTCGTTAATACCTCGTTCGCCAAGTAGTTTTTCTTTTGCACCATCCCAAAGGTAGTCGCCTTTTTTCTTTTTACTCAACGAATCTTCTGTTCGTTTTAATTGCGGAAAACCTTCCAATGGTTCTGTCTTCATATATAAACCGCATGGGCATTCTGAATCTTTAGTAACCCATTCGCCATCACGCAATACGATTATTTGTTTTCGTATTTCTTTTTCGTGTTCTCCGCATTTACATTTATATAGTGCCATTACATTCCTGTTCTACTTAGTCCTCCCGTTTTAATTTCACTTTCTTTAAAAATTCTGTCAAGTTCAAAGTGCAAATGATTTATAGCTTTTCGTATGTCTTGTTCTATTGGGTTGCCCTCTTTTTTACCTGCTCTTAACAAATAAGTAATGGCTGTACCTAAGTTATAGTTGTCACCTTGAAAGTCTTCTACTACCTTTCTTGCTTCTATTTTATGTTTTGTACCTATATAGTAATGTGGTATTTCTTCTTTTTTTGTCATTGTGTATATTTTTCATATAGTTTTATAATACCATCCAAGCAAGTTGATAGGCAGCTACCACAACTTGTACCTGTACTATAATTTGTTTGATATATGGTATTGTATAATTCAATCATTTTCTTTTTTGTGTCTTGGTTTTTTGCCCTTCCACTTTTTACATCTGGGTATATCTCAATTATTTCGTCTATTATTTCTTGCGGCAAATCATCTGGCTGCTCTATTTCGGTTGTCTTTTCCCAATATTTTTGAGGGCATTCCATGTGACCAATTTTTGCCTTAATCCGCATAAAGCATAAACACCGCTTACATTGTCCAGTAGGTGCAAAGTAATATGCACACGCCTTACATATAGCTAGTCTGTCTTTATATACCTCATCTTTTACAAAAAATTTTAACATTGTCTTTTTTTTGGTCGAGGTATAGTTCTATCTGGATACTCAAAGCCAAACTGCATTACAAATGTATCATACTTTTTTGGTGTCTTTTTCTGTTTTTTCTCTTTCTTCACTTAAATCGTTTTTTATAATTTCTCTAACTTTGTCTATTGTAGTAAATAAACTGTTTCTACTAATTTTTGTTTTTGATGCTAAACTATCTAAAGTGTTGCCCTCGTAATAATATAATTTGAACAACTCCCTATCGTACCAACTGTCTAATTTATCTAACGCTTTGTCGATTTTTTCGAGTTTCTCCCATCTAGCTTCGTCTTCCAAACTTTGCGGAATGTTTGTAATACTCTGATAATAGCTATTAGGCTGTGTTTGATAATTAATATCGTTAGTACTATCGGTGCTATAACGATAGCCATCAATGTGACTGTAATATTTCTCATACTTATAATAAAAATTGCTTCTAGTGCTGGTTAACGCTCTACGCAAAGCTACTGCTCCATATTTTTTTATACCCATAATTCCATCCTTTTCATATATATTTTTTAAGGTCGTTGGGTTCATTTGTAAAAAATAGAGCATTAACTCTTGTACAGCTTCATTAATTTTATTTTCATCTGTTATAATACCATAAGCCATTTCCCTAAAAAAATCTGTTAGCTTTGATATTTCTATATAAATCTTATTCACTTTGTGGTTCTAATAAGTCTATTTTGTCTGCGGCATCTTGCAATGCCTGTTCTAGCACAACTTTGTAAGCCCTTACGATAGCAGCATTTCTTTTAGTTTCTATTGCTGCAAAGTAACCATTTGTCGCAACTGACAAATTTATTGGTATAATCATAAGCCAATCATAGTAATTGTTTTCTCTAACCCCTTTGCCATAATTGTTATGATATTCAACAATAGTATCTAAAACATCTAAATAGTTATCGAGCTTTGTCTTACTACTGACATCCTCAACAAACTTTAAACACATTGTAATGTAGCTTTCTACTATCGCTTGATGTTGTTGGTTGGCGAATATCGGTTTGTGCATACGCCAAATATATGAAAAAAGTTACTATAGATTTTTTTCTTTTTTTAAGTTTTCAACAATGGATTTGTAATAAAAGACATAATCTTCATATTCCACTCTAGTAAATTTGGTAGTTTGATTTGATAAAAATATTAATTCATCTGCCGTGCCCTCTCCATATTTAGAGTCCAAGCCTAGTGCAAATTTATATTGTTCTCCCTGATTAAACATATTGCACTTGACACATTGCACTTGACAATTCGTTATATTCCATCTCGTGCTATGTTTTCTTCGGCTTTGAAAATGGCCACATTGTAGCTTTTTATAGTGGTCGACCTTACCGCATGTAAAACATTGGCAAAGCCCATTGTCGTCAGCATCTCTTAGTCTTATAAATAGACTGAACCATTTGTCTAATAGTTTTTTTAATTTACTAATAGATTTTTTTACCATTTTGGCTCAATATATGTGTATTGTGAAATGGTAGTTGTTTTACCAAATCTTGTTTTCTTTTTTAATG